AAAATGTTTATTTAATGGGGGTGCCTCCAACCTCTAATCACTTCTTTGCCAAAAACAAAATATCTAAAAATACATTTTGCATTGGTGATATGTTATTTGTAAAACCTAATCCTTTAAGGTTTGATAACAGGTTGACGTTAAAAGAAGATTATGATTACACATTACAACATCTTGAAAAATATGGCAATTGTTTTCGGTATCAAAAGTATTTATTTGAATTTGAACACTACAAAAATCAAGGCGGTGCAGTAAATTATAGAACTGAAAAAGAAGAACAAAAGAATATAAATATACTTTTCAAAAAATGGGGAGATAAAATAAAACTAAACCCCAAAAGAAAGAATGAAATACTTATATGAAAAAGGTAGAACTAACCCCAATCCCACACAACGTCAAGATAGGCGATGTGTGTCCACAGATAACCCCAAACATCACGGAGGACTGTGTGTTCACCTACGAGGGTGTGCCGGTTGGCTTCTATATGCGCAGCCTAACCGAAAAGGGCAAGCAGCTTGCACAGATAGCCAACACCGAACTGCGCACCAGCCGAGTACCAAAATCTGTAATGGACAGAAAGCGTCCGCTTGGTGAGGATGAGAATGGCAAGAAGCAATACTTTATTGTTTCCCAATACTCCACCATCATCGGCAGCGTGCCACCCAAGCCCCACATGCGCAGGCCATATCCAAGCATCAGCAGCGTACACGGGGTAAAGTCAGCAAGCACCTTCATCAAAGCAATGCTGATGCTCTGCAAGGAATCGGAAGGCATCATACGGGACATCATGCCCGAACAATACGAAGCCCAAAAGAAGCTGCTTGAAAAGACAGACAAGAAGTGGCGGTTCGGTGACCTGTTTACCAGCAGCATTTCAAACTACAATATCCCTGCACCATTCCACCGTGATGCAGCCAACATCATCGGTGCGGTAAACGTCATCATCACCAAGCGTGAGAATAGCATCGGGGGCAACCTCAACATCCCCGACTACGGAGCAACAATTGACCAATGCGACAACTCAATACTGGTGTACCCAGCATGGCGCAATATGCACGGAGTAACGCCCATTGAACCAACGGCTGAAGGTGGCTACCGCAACTCGCTGGTATTCTACCCCTTAAAATCTTTTGAAAATGTCTAACAGAGTTGAACACACAAAAAGGGCATTGATTGAAGCAATGGAAGCCTCGCTTGGCGTGGTGACAACCGCCTGCAAAAAGGTAGGCGTAAGCCGCACCACGTTCTACGAGTACTACAATACGGACGCAGCGTTCAAGAAAACGATTGATGAACTGGAGGCCGTAGCCCTTGACTTTGCAGAAAGCCAGTTGCATGCCCAGATAATGAAGGGCAGCACGGCAGCCACCATCTTCTACCTCAAGACAAAGGGCAAGAAGCGTGGGTACATTGAACGCCAAGAGATAGAAGCCGTAGGCGGTAAGATGTTCCAAATAGAGGTGCTTGGGGAAGATACAGACCAATAAGGTATTCAACCACCTCAAGCGAAGCGACAAGAAGATTGTTGTTGAGCAGGGCGGCACTCGGAGTGGGAAGACATACAACATCCTGCTCTGGGTGATTTTCTATTACACCGACCAACACACGGACAAGACCATCACCATCTGCCGTAAGACGTTCCCATCACTTCGTGCTTCGGTGATGAGGGACTTCTTTGAAATCCTGCGGCAGAACGACCTGTACCGTGAGGACTATCACAACCGGTCAAACCACGAGTACTACCTCAATGGTAACCTTGTGGAGTTCATCAGCCTTGACCAGCCACAAAAGATACGAGGCCGCAAGCGTGACCTGCTTTACATCAATGAGGCCAATGAGCTAACGTATGAGGATTGGCAGCAGCTCATCCTGCGTACCGAAGGCAGGGCAATCCTTGACTACAACCCATCGGATGCGTTCCATTGGATATACGACAAAGTTGTCCCCCGTGATGACTGCGACTTCTTCCAGACCACGTACCTTGACAACCCGTTCCTTGATGCCAACGTGCGCAGCGAAATTGAACGCCTCAAGGAAACCGATGAGGACTATTGGCGTATCTATGGTTTGGGTGAGCGTGGCATGAGCCGTGCCACCATCTTCCAGTTCGGAGCAACAGACGTACCCAGCAACGCAAGGCTCTTGTCAATGGGGCTTGACTTTGGTTTCACCAACGACCCCAGCGCACTTGTTGCCGTGTATGAAGCAGACGGTTGTCTGTACCTTGATGAGCTGCTATACCAAACCGGCATGACCAACAACGACATCGCCAACGTGCTGACCTCGCTGGGTGTTGACCGCAGGAGTGAGGTGTATGCCGATAGCGCAGAACCCAAGTCCATTGAGGAGCTATACCGCAGGGGCTACAACGTGAAGCCCACGGCAAAGGGTGCGGATAGCGTGAACGCTGGCATTGACATAATGAAACGCTACAAGCTATTCATCACACCACGCAGCAAGAACCTTGAAAAGGAGCTGCGCAACTACAAGTGGACAGAGGACAAGAACGGCAACCTGCTGAACAAACCCATTGACGCATTCAACCACGCTATTGATGCCGCACGATACGCTATCTTTAGCAAGAAAAACAATCCCAACTTCGGGCGATATTCAGTACGATGATTTTTGTAGCAGGCAAACTGGGTGGTGTTTATTACCACCGACTTCAAGTACCATACGAAGACCTGATGCTTCGGGGCTATATGGTCAAGTTCGGGCAGCTTGATGAGCTGGACAAATACAAGGGTGCTATCACGCATCTGGTCATAAACAGGGGCGTAGCCACCAAGAACCACAGGGCATTCAGAGGCATGCTCAACAAGCATGGCATAAAGCTGATTCTTGACCTTGATGACTGGTGGGTATTGCCACGCCACCACGCCAACAGGAACGCCCTGAAGACAAGCGACATCCTGTGGAGCATCAAGATTGCTGATGAAATCCACACGACCAACCCAGTCCTTGCGGAGCTGATTCAAAAGGAGAACCCGTACGTTCCCATCTGGGTGCTGCCTAACGCCATTGACACACGCAGGGAGCAATGGACAGACATTGAAAAGGTAGAGGGATTCAACGTGGGTTATATGGGTGCGTTGCATCACGATGATGATTTGGCCTACAATCGCATCAATTTGAATGGCCTTAACGCATACACCATTGAGTACTACAAAGAAGCTCTAAACGCTTCTAATGCGTTTGAACGGGCTGACCACACCACCTACGGCAAGTTGTACAAGCAGATTCACGTCAGTATCGCTCCGCTTGCGCCAAGTACCTTCAACCGATGCAAGTCAAACCTCAAGGCGATTGAAGCTGGTTTCACCAAGACGTGCATCATTGCGCAGGACATGCACCCCTACACGCCATTCCTAAACGAGAACAACGCCATCCTGTGCAAAGGACCAGCCCATTGGGAGGAGGAACTCAAGAACCTTGACCCAGCAAGATGCGCTGCATTAGCAGAGCAGTTGCACAAGGACGTGCAGTTCTACACCATCCAGAATATAAACGACACACGCCAGCAATGCTTCGCACAATAAACGTCCCCAGCGTATGGGCTGACATCAAGCTCAAGGACTTCCAACGCTTTATGGGGGCAAACCCCACCGATGAAACGGCTGATGACCTTGCCCTGTCCATCTTCTGCGGCATTGACAAGGATGAGCAGAGCCTGTTCCCCGTGAACGAAATTGAGGACATCAAGACCATTATGGCAGGGGTGTTCATGCAGAATCCAGAGTTGCAACGCTTCATCAAAATCGGGGGCGTGGAGTACGGCTTCCACCCCAAGCTGGAGGACATCAGCATCGGTGAGTTCGTGGACTTGGAGGAGTATATGAAAGACCCCATCAAGAACGCCACAAAATGGATGGGCATCTTGTACCGACCCGTTACGAAGAAGGTATTGAACTGCCACGAGATAGAACCATACCACCCCGATAAGCACGATGGTGCTGCGTTTGAGGACATCACGATGGATGTAGTGCAAGGTGCGCTGCTTTTTTTTTATCGTTTAGAGATAGGACTGCAGATATCTTCTCTGACCTATTTGAAGCAACAGGCGGAACAAGAGAAGTCCTTGACGCACGAAGTGCCTTTGGAAAACGATGGGGATGGTACGCAGTCCTCCATCAGCTTGCTGCAGGGGCTATACAAAATCTTGACAAAGTAACCGAGCTGCCCTTGTATCAATGCCTGACGTGGATAACCTACGAGGCTGACAGGGCAAGACTTGAGCAGACCATATCACGACAACGTACCCGATAAGTGGTTTTCTATTTATGAAGTACGGCTACTATCAAGTGTGTGAGGCTCTGCAATCAGCAGCCGAATCCGCATCATACGTCAACTCGGTAACGTGGGGCAACATCTTTGACGTTGATATGCGCAAGATGACCCTGTTCCCCCTGTGCCATATCTTAACCGGCACGGCTGAAATCCAAGAGCGCACGGTCACCTACTCCATTGACATACTGGTGATGGATGTGATGGACTATTCCAAGCAAGACCCGAATGTTGAGCCGTACTCGTTTCAAGGCGTAGCCCAGAAGCAAGACATCTATCACCGCAGCCTGTTCACCCTGCAGGAAATGATTGCCTCAATGCGCAGGGGTGACCTGTACACCGATGGCTACCGCTTGGTGAACGACCCCGTATGCGAGCCTTTTGATGAGGACTTTGAGAACACCCTGTGCGGATGGAAGTGTACGCTGCAGATTGAAACACCCAACCCAACCATCATCTGCTAATGGCACGGCAGACAGGCAACCCCAACCTAAAGAGGGCAGAGAACACCCGAC